CCAGCAGATGTTGAGAAGCGTATATCAAGCCTTGTAGCAGAAGCAGCCAAAAGAGTATTAGGTACTTCACAAGCTCAAGCTGAACAGCAGAGAGTACAAGAACAACAAAAAGACCCACTTATACAATCTAAGGAAAGAGAAGTAGCAATCAAAGAAGAAACAGAAAAATCTAAAATAGAAATAGATGAAGGTAGATTAATGCTTGATACTGCAAAAGCTAAAGTAAATAAAGAACTACAAGAAGCAAGAATTAAACAAGAAGGCGAAATTGCTGGTGCTAAAATAGGACAGCAAGTTGCTAGTGATCTGCTATCAAAAGAAGCAGATGAAAAAAAAGAAGCATCAAAAGATTTTAAAATTGGTATTGACATTGCCAAGGATATGTTAAAAGATAGCGATTAGTATGTTAAATGAAATCACAGAGCTATCACTTTCAGAACATCTGAAATTAAAATTGCGTTCTATGATGAATGAACACGCTGATCATATTGCTACAGGAGCTTGTAAAGACTTCTCCGAGTATCAAAAGATGATTGGAATTATCGAGGGTATTGCCCTTGCAGAACGAGAGCTACTGGATTATGTAGAAAAAGTTTTAAAATTATAGGAACTCGACTCCTAAAGTCGTGCAAAATATGAGTAAAAAAGAAAAAGTCAGTATCCCAGAACCAGAGAGTGTTGATACTCCTGTAGTAGCTGAGGATGTTAAAAGCCAACTACCAGAACCTAAAGGTTGGAAAATTCTTATAGCAATGCCTAAGATAGATGAAAAGACCGATGGCGGTATCATTAAGGCATCTACGACTGTAAGAGATGAAGAAGTTAGTAACATTTGTGGTTATGTCCTTAAATTAGGAAACGAGTGTTACCAAGATACTAAAAGATTCCCAAGTGGTCCTTGGTGCAAAGAAAGTGATTGGGTTGTATTTCGTGCTTATTCAGGCACTCGCATAAAAATGTATGGACAAGAATTTCGTTTAATAAATGATGACACTGTGGAAGCGGTGGTCGATGATCCAACAGGAGTAGTAAGAGCATGAGTAAAGCAGAAATAATTAATGAAGAGCCTAACTTTGAAGGTGTTGTTCCACAAACACAAGAAGATCAATTCTTTGGAAAACAAACTGAAATTGATAATAACATTCCAGATGACTTGGAAGTTACTATTATTGATGACACCCCTGAAGCAGACCAAGGCAGAAAACCAAAAGCTGAAAATGCTCCAGTAGAAGTTGATGACGATGTTGTAGACAAAGAGATAGCTGATTACAGCAAAAGAGCTGCTGATCGCATAGCTAAAATTAAATACGAGTATCACGAAGAACGCAGAGCAAAAGAAGCAGCAACAAGAGAGTCTACAGAAGCTGTAACAAGGCTTCAAACTATGATGTCTGAAAACCAAAGGCTACAAGCAATGGTTGAACAAGGCGGAGAAGTATTAAACAAACAAGCACATAACAATGCTTTGTGGGCAAAACAAAGTGCTAATGCTGAATTTAAGAAAGCCTACGAAGAAGGCGATGCTGATGGAATGACTAAAGCACAAGAGATGATAGCTAAAGCTACTCTTGCAGAGCAACAGTCCTCAAGCATGGCACAGAATGTACAACAACAAGTTGTTAGCAAAATGCCTGTACAACAACCTGTACAAGAAAAACAAGAACTAGACCCTGAAATGAAAGCATGGTCAAGCAAGAATCCTTGGTTTATGAGCACAGTTGATGAACATCAAGAGATGACCTCATACGCTTTAACCATTGATAAAAGACTTCGCAACAAAGGATTACTTCCTGAAAAAGATGCAAGTCAATATTACGCAGAAGTAGATCAAAATATGCGTAAAGAATATCCAAATTTTTTTGGTGTTCAAGTAGAAGAGACTACAGAAGTAGTTCACGAAACTGGAACACAAAAACGACAACCTTCAACAGTTGTTGCATCCGCCACGAGGGATAGCGGAAATAAGAAACCCTCGCAAATTCGTCTGACTCAGACTCAAGTTAAACTAGCACGACAACTTGGCATAAGTCCTGAGCAGTATGCAAACCAATTATTAAAGGAGATTTAATATGTCAGATAAAGAAATTAGTAATAACACTAAGGAAGTTAAGACTGACTCTCCTATAGAACAAGTGCGTACTCCAAGGAGTATAGAAAGTCGAGAAATCGATCAAAGACCAATGAGTTGGGATACGGCAGGTAATCTTCCAGAACCTGATCCTCAAGAAGGATTAGTATTCAGATGGATTAGAACTACCCTATTAGGGCAAAGTGATAATCCAAATGTTTCTAGAAGAATGCGTGAGGGGTGGAAACCTGTTGCACTTGAAGATCATCCAGAACTTCAAATACATATGCAAGATCATAACTCAGAATGGGCAAAGAAAGGTCACATTGAAATAGGCGGACAATTGTTATGCAGTATGCTACAAGAAAGAGCACAAGCTAGAGATAAACACTTTAGTGACTTAGCTTCTAATCAAGTAGAATCTGTTGATAACACTTATTTTAAAGACCAAGACAATCGAATGGCGACCAAACAAGTGTTTGAACGCAAGTCGAAAACAACTTTTGGGAAAGATTCTTAGAATCTTTTTTTATTAATTTAATAAGGAGACAATTATGTCAACCACAGCAACTCCCTTTGGGAGTAGACCTCTTGGTACTATTGTTGGAAGCCCTTATCAAGGAAAAGTTACACATTACAAAATTAAAAATGCATATGCTACAGACATATTCTATGGCGATATTGTAAAGTTAACTGATAACAATCCTAATACCACTATTGAAAAAGATACTGGTACTGCGACTTTAACACCAATTGGTGTTTTCCTTGGTTGTGCTTACACTGATCCTACTACAGGTCAATTCACACCAAATCAATATTTTCCAGCTTCAATAGCTGCAGATGATATTGTTGCGTATGTTGCTACTGATCCTTTTGTAATAATGCAAATGCAAGGCGATGAAAGTCTTACTCAAGATGACTTGGGCAAGAATTGTGCTATCGTGCAAACTGCAGGAACTACAACTATTGGAAACAGTAAAAACAGCGTAGATGGGAGTACAGCAGCTACTACCGCCACACTACCACTAAAGATTATCGATTTTGTCGATGGTCCTGATAGTGCAGTTGGCGATGAGTTCACTGATGTACTTGTAATGTTTAACGTAGGGCATCAATTGCTCAACACAACTGGCATAGGCTAAGGAGTAAATAATGGCAGCTATATCAAGAGCTAATGAGCTAAAGCAACTATTACCTGGACTTAACGCCTTATTTGGTGAAGAGTATGGTAATTACGAAAACGAGCACGAAGAAATTTATGTTTCAGAGAATTCCGAGAGATCATTTGAGGAAGAACTAAAACTATCTGGCTTCGGTGCAGCACCCGTAAAAAATGAAGGATCAACTATCAAATATGATGTTGCTCAAGAATCTTTTGTGGCTCGTTACACACACGAAACTATCGCAATGGGATATTCAGTTACAGAGGAAGCTATGGAAGATAATCTATATGTTTCTTTGTCAGCTAGATATACTAAAGCACTAGCTCGTGCAATGGCTTACACAAAACAAGTAAAAGCAGCATTTCCATTAAACAATGGATTTAGCACTGCATTTACTTCAGGTGATGGAGTAGCATTATTTAGTGCATCTCATCCACTTGTAAGTGGCGGAACTAACAGCAATAGACCCACAGTAGGAGCTGACTTGAATGAAACATCTTTAGAAGATGCGATCATCCAAATTGGTAAATATACTGATGAAAGAGGTCTTAAAATTGCTGCACGACCTAGAAAACTAATAGTACCATCTGAACTTCAGTTTGTTGCTACTAGACTTCTACAGAGTGACTATAGAGTTGGAACGGCTGACAATGACATCAACGCTATCAAGACTAATGGAGTAATTCCAGAAGGCTATTCAGTTAATCATTATTTAACTGATACTAATGCTTTCTTTATTACTACTGATATTCCTGATGGTATGAAGCATTTTGTCAGAGCACCGATGACAACATCTATGGATGGTGATTTTGAAACTGGTAATGTTAGATATAAAGCTAGAGAAAGATATTCCTTTGGAGTATCCGATCCGCTTGGTATCTATGGTTCACCAGGTAGTTCGTAAGAACACTTAGGGGGAGCTTATGTTCCCCCTTTTTTTTTAATCTAGGGAATTTTTAATTAATCTATCAACTGCCCTAGCAGACTTGCCAAGATGATAGATACTTTCTTTTAGGAGAATAAAATGGCTAACACAACATTTAATGGACCAGTTAGGTCCGAAAAAGGCTTTAGAACAATTGATATAAATTCAACAACAGGTGGAATTACTGATGGATTGGTAATCAATTCAGATGGTAATATTTTTACTGATGCTGGTGCACATACTCAGTATGTAGCAACAACAGGATATGGTCCTGCTGACTTTATCGTAGGTAAAGGCGGTAGCCAAAAAAATACTGTCGATCCTTTTACTTCAGGACTTACAGAGTTATTTCCTTTAGGCAGTAGATTACTTTATGGTAATACTGTTTATGCATATGGTAGATTATCAGGAACTGCTGTTACAGCAGGTAAGTGTGTAACTCACGCTGCATCAATCGCACATCACTTTGACTTAACTCCAACAGCAGGAGTCGCAGCAGGTGAAACAGCAATATCAGTAGAAACTGCTGGTACTGACATAACTCTTAACCAATATGCAAATGGTTATCTTTATGTAAATGATGCTGCAGGTGAAGGTCAAATGCTTAGAATTAAATCTAATCCAGCACATGATCATTCAGCCGATCCGTCCATTGTTATTACTTGCTACGATGATTTAGCAACAGCGATAACTACAAGTTCAAGAATTACCTTAATTCCTGATCCAAGAAGTGGATTAATAGGTCAAGCTGCAACAACTACAGGTGCTACACTTGGTGTAACAATAGTAGATATGGCAGCTAGTGCTTATGGTTGGTTTGCTGTTTCAGGACCTGCTACAGTATTAACTTCAGGAACATTAGTTGTAGGTAATCACGCAGTACCTTTAGGTGCAGTCGGTGCAGTTGGACCAGCAGCAGGAGATGTTATTCAAGTAATTGGTGTTGTTATGATTGTTAATGTAACTACTGATTACTCATTAATTAATCTTGCAGGTATTATCTAAGGAGTAAATTATGGCAGACGCAGTTACAAGTCAGAAAATTATCGATAATGACAAAAAGCTAGTCTTTAAATTTACTAATATCTCTGATGGAAGTGGAGAAGCATCTGTTGCTAAAATAGATGTTTCTGGACTAAACGCTAATAAAGAAGGGCAAACGTGTACAAGAATTGCTCTTACCCAGCTTTGGTACGATATCGGAGGTATGCGAGTTACTATTGAATGGAATGCTTCCACTAATGTTGTAGCAACCGTTTTAGGCGGTAGTGCGGCAGTAGGAGTTTCTTCGGGTTATTACGACTGGAGAGAGTGGGGCGGTATTCCTAATAATGCAGGAAGTGGCGTAAACGGGGATGTTGATTTAACAACCCATGGACATACAGCACAGGACCATTATACGATAGTAGCAGAATTTATTAAAAGTTATTAATAATGGCTACCTCAGGAACTCGTACATTTAGTTTAGATGTAGCGACCGCAATAGAAGAGGCGTACGAACTTGCAGGATTAGAAGCTCGTACTGCCTATGATTCTATAACTGCTCGTCGTTCTTTAAATATCATGTTTGCCGATTGGTCAAACAGAGGTATTCAAATGTGGGAAATAACTAAGGTAGAGCTTACTCTTACAGAAGGAACCAGTGAGTACACTATTAATAATTTTGATATAGATATTTTAGATGCCTATATTCAAAGAACAGTTAATGGGACAGTTACTGACCTTCCGTTAGATAGAGTAGACCGTAATGAGTTCGTAGAAATACCGAATAAATCAACTAAGTCAAGATCAACAGAATATTGGCTAGAACGTTTAAAAACACCTGTTATTCATCTATACCCAACACCAGATAACTCAACCGACAAACTCGTTTACTATGTATGGCGTAGAATAGAAGACGCTACAGCACAAGTCAATGATATAGATATCCCTAGTAGGTTTATGCCTTGTTTAGTTTCAGGGTTAGCTTATTACTTATGTTTAAAAAAGAATGTACAAAAGTTATCTATTATGAAAGAACAATATGAGCAAGACTTAGCAAATGCTTTAAGATACGACGAAGACCGTTCTCCTTTAAGACTTGTTCCCAAACATGAGTATATTTAATGCCGTACGCTTCAGGTAAATACGCTTATTTTATCTGCGATAGTTGTAGTTTTAGATATCCATATAAAACAGCCTCTATTTCTTGGGATAACTTTAGAGTATGTGAAGAATGTTTTGATCCAAAACATCCACAACTAGAGACTCCTCGTGTAGGAGCCGATGCAATAGCTTTATGGAAACCTAGACCTGAAACAGCTATGCCTGAAAGTGAAAGAGGTATTATAATTACAACAAACGCATCAGCAGGCGGTATGACATTCGCTTCTGATCCTATTGGAACTAATTTTAAAGGACAAGAAATAACAAGTTCTTTAGGTGAAATAACGGTGGTTACATAATGGCAGGATTTACATACAGCGGATTAAAAACAACAGTCCAGAATTATTTAGATAATACTGAAACAACTTTTGTTAGTACCTTAAATACCTTTATAGAAACAGCAGAAGAACGGATTTTAAAATCGGTACAGCTTCCTGTTTTTCGTAAAAACGTTACGGGAGACTTTACTTCGGGGTCTGAATACTTACAAACACCTACAGATTTTTTATCACCTTTTAGTTTAGCTGTTATTGATTCAGATGGTAATTATAGCTATTTATTATTTAAACACGTTTCCTGGATTAGAGATTACACACCAGCACGAGCCACGACAGGCAAACCCCTTTACTATGCACTGTTCGATGAAGAAGCTTTTATTATAGCTCCTACTCCTACTAGTGGATTAGATGCTGAATTACATTATTATTACAGACCTGCTTCTTTAACAAGTGTAGGTGATGATAATCAAAGTTGGCTTTCCGAAAATGCACCTAATGCGATGTTATATGGTGCGTTAGTAGAGGGAGCTGTTTTTATGAAATCTTCTCCTGACGTTATTATGTTATACGAACAAAAATTTCAAGAAGCATTAGCTATGTTAAAACTTCTAGGTGAGTTCAGAGATGTTAGAGATGAAGCAAGACATGATCAAATAAAAATAACAATTCCAGGAGCAGGTAATGTTTAGCGTTGATGTATCAAGTAGTTTAGGAAGTGTAGGTGTAAAAACTACACAAAATAAAGGTTTAAGTCCAGAATATTGGACTGAAAGAATAATGGAACGATTAATTGCAGTTAGTGAAAATGCAGACCCTATGGTTAAAGCACAGGCGAAAGCATTTCAAGAACAAATTCAATCAGTTGTTTTGTTATATGTAAAACAAGCCGTAGTTAGCGATAGAGCTACTGTGGCAGGTTTATTAGATAAACAAGGTCATAAAGAAATGGCTGAAATAATAAGGAGGCTATAATGGCTATATCACAAGCAATGTGTACTTCATTTAAAGTAGAGCTAATGAAAGGAACGCATAATTTTACAACAACATCAGGTAATAGTTTTAAACTAGCTTTGTATACAAGTTCGGCATCATTAGGTGCTACAACAACTGCGTATACTAGTTCTAATGAAGCTAGTGGAACTAACTATTCTGCAACAGGGGCAGCATTAACAAACATAACTCCTGTATCATCAGGAACTACCGCTCTTGCTGACTTTGCAGATTTAACATTTAGTAATGTTACTATTACTGCTAGAGGTTGTTTAATTTATAACGATACTAACAGCGATAAATCTGTTGCAGTATTAGATTTTGGTGGGGATAAAACTTCTACCGCAGGAGATTTTACAATTCAATTTCCAGCAGCAGATGCATCAAACGCTATTATAAGAATAGCGTAGTTTAACGTATGGCTATTGTAGCAGGTTGGGGTAGAGGTACTTTTGGTCAACTGACCTTTGGTGAACCAATACCTGTAGTTGTTACGGGAGTCGTTGGAACTTCAGCACTAGATGATGGTACTGCGGTTCAAGCAGCAGCGGTTACAGGAGTTTCCGCAGTTGCGTCAACTTCTGCATTAGGAGATGAATCAGTAACTTGTGATGCAAACGTAGCAGTAACTACAGTTGTAGGTACTTTTGCGATAGGAACAATAATTCCTGTATCTAATAATAATTTAGATGTTACAGGGTTCCAGGCAGTGACCGCACTAGGGGATGAAACAACAAAAGCTAACGCCGATGTTACAACAGAAGGTTTTGAATTAACCTCTGCACTGAATACAGTTAACGTTTGGGAAAGAGTAGGAAGGGGTATAACAACGACATATACTGCTGTTTCTACTACTCAAACACCAAATTGGCAAGAAGTTGCTTAATTTTTAAGAAGATATGATATATAATCAAAGTGGAGAATAACAATGGCAAGTACATACGTAAATAACCTAAGACTAAACGAGATGGGCACAGGTGATGCCAGTGGTACTTGGGGCAACACAACTAATACAAATTTAGAATTAATCGGAGAAGCTCTGGGGTATGGTACACGAGCCATAGCAAACGCTTCTACTGATAATATAACTATAGCAGACGGAGCAGCTGATGCAGATAGATCGATGTATCTTAAACTTACTGGCGGCGGACAAGCTTGTACAGTAAGTTTATTACCTAATACTGTTTCTAAGGTATGGATACTAGAAAACGCTACGAGTGCCGCACTTACGTTTACCGCAGGTAGTGGAGCTAATGTTGCAATAGCCGCAGGTCAAGTAAAAGCAATAGCTACTGATGGCGGTGGTTCTGGTGGAGTTGTTTACGATCTGTTTACAGATTTAGAGTTAACAGGAAATATAACTGCTTCTACTTCAGTAACAGCTCCTTTAATAGAAGCTTCAACTTCAGTACAAACCCCTCTTATAGAATTTTCAGATGGCGATGACGCTATTACTATCGCTGATGGCGGTGGTACTACTTTTGCAGCTGCTGCTATTTTTAGTAGTTCTATTACTGCGGCATCCCTAGACATCTCTGGAGACATAGACGTAGACGGAACTACTAATTTAGACGTAGTAGATATAGATGGAGCTGTAGATATGGCTTCTACTTTAACAGTAGCAGGTGTATTAACAGGTGCTTCATTAGACATCTCAGGCGATATAGACATTGACGGAACATCAAACCTAGATGTAGTAGATATAGACGGTGCAGTTGATATGGCTTCTACTCTAGCAGTTGCAGGAGTTGTAACAGCCAACGCAGGTGTAGTAGTAGATAACTTCACACTTGATGGAACTACTTTGGCTCTAAGTTCTGGAAACTTTTCACTAGACGTAGGCGGAGACATAACTCTTGATGCAGATGGTAGTGATGTATTTTTTGAAGATGGAGGTACTACAAGATTTAGGTATAAACTTGATTCAACGCCTAGTATAGAAGTTTCAGGTGGGACTTTAGATATACAAACAATGACAGATGATGCTGATATTTTATTTAAAGGCAGTGATGGTGGTGCAGCAATAACGGCTCTTACCCTTGATATGTCAGCAGCAGGTGCAGCTACTTTTAATGCAGGCATAACATCAACTGGTAACATTATTGGAGCAAACACAGTAGCAGCAGCTAATGCAGCAGCAGACGAACTTGTAATTAAAGGTCCAGGAACAACTGCTGTAGGTATAACAATATCTAATTCTAGTGATTCAGGAGTAGGTAGTATTTTCTTTGGTGATGCTTCTTCAAGTGCTGTTGGACAAATTCGTTATAGTCACGCTACAGAT